TTGGAGCAATGGTAGTGGAAAGAGTACAGTTTTAGATGCACTCACATTTGGATTATTTGCAAAACCATTTCGTAAGATAAACAGAAGTCAACTAATCAACACTGTCAACGAAAAAGATTTATGTGTTGAGGTAGAATTCAAGATAGGAACAATTTCTTGGAAAGTTATAAGAGGAGTCAAACCAAATATATTTGAGATATGGAGAAACGATAAGTTACTTGACCAAGCCGCGTCTGTGAATGATCAACAAAAGTGGTTGGAGCAGAATGTAGTAAAGATGAATTATAAATCGTTTACTCAAATCGTAATACTGGGATCAAGCAATTTCATTCCATTCATGCAGCTAAATGCACCGAATCGGAGAGAGGTGATAGAGGATCTTTTAGATATTAAAATATTCACATCAATGAATAATATTCTGAAAGAGAAGTCACGAAAAGTAAAAGATGAAGTCAAAACATTGGACTTAAAAAGGGAGTCTTTGAATGATAAAGTCAAGATGCAAGAGAAATTTATCTTGGATGTTGAGACTCGTGGTAAGGAAGATATTGAAAAAAAGAAGAAAAAGAAAGATGCACTTGCTGATGATATATGTGTGTGCACAATGCAAAATGAAGAGGCGAGTGATAAAATTTTTGGTCTGAAAGGGGAGCAGGAAAAATTAACAAACACAACAACTACGTTAGCGAAACTTAACACTTTGAAAGGTCAAATTGGCAATAAAGTATCGACCATTACGAAGGAGCATAAGTTCTTTAGTGAAAATGTAACATGCCCTACATGCACCCAATCTATAGAAGAATCCTTCCGTTTAAATAGAATTAGTCACGCTCAAACTAAAGCAAAAGAGCTTAAATCCGGTTACGAAGAACTGGAAAAAGCAATAGAAAAAGAAAAAGAAAGAGAGCGTAAATTCACTAACTTATCAAAGGAGATCACTAGACTCACGCATGGCATTTCTAAAAACAACACTCTTATCTCTAACTGCCAAAAGCAACAAAGAGAACTTGAAAATGAAATTCAAACACTTACCAATCAACTTGAAAACAGAAATACTGAGCATGAAAAGTTAGAAAAGTTCAAATCTACCTTACAGGAGACCTATGAGTCCTTAGCCACCAAAAAAGAAACAATTAAATACTTTAATTATACTTACGAGTTGCTAAAGGACGGGGGAGTTAAATCTAAAATCATCAAGAAGTATCTACCGCTGATAAATCAGCAAATAAACCGTTATCTACAGATGATGGATTTTTACATAAATTTTACTCTCGATGAGGAGTTTAACGAAACCGTCCAATCCCCAATTCACGAAGATTTTTCATATGCATCGTTTAGTGAAGGAGAGAAACAAAGAATAGATTTAGCATTATTATTCACTTGGAGAGAAGTTGCCAAGTTTAAAAATTCAGTATCAACAAACTTAATGGTATTGGATGAGGTATTCGATAGTTCACTTGACGGTCAGGGAACAGAGGAGTTTTTAAAGATAATCAAATACGTTATTGAGGATGCAAACATATTTGTCATATCACATAAGACTGGCCTAGACGATAGGTTTGAAAATGTGGTAAGATTTGAAAAGATTAAAGGATTCAGTAGGATGGCATCATGATTGGAATAGTTGGTAATGGTTTTGTTGGCAATGCTGTCTATCAAAACTTTCGAGATAAAACGCAATGTAAGGTCTACGATACTGATAAGAATAGATCTTTGAATAGTCTAGGAGATGTAATAAATCAAGAGTTCATTTTTGTATGTTTACCAACACCAATGAGATATGGTGGAGAGTGTGATCTATCAATACTTGATAAGTTTTTTGAAGACTTACCAGATCACATCACAGGGACATTTGTAATTAAATCAACAGTGCCAGTTGGAACAACAAAGAAATATTATGAACGTCATAATGTAATTCACAATCCAGAGTTTCTAACAGCAAGAAATGCAATCAAAGACTTTGCCAACTCAGAAAGAAATATTGTCGGTGGCGACATGGATCTCTGTGTTGACTTTGTTGCTATGTTTGAAAAATTTTTCCCTGAGATACCAAGCATCATTACCACCTCTGACGAAAGTGAAGCGATTAAGTATTTTTCAAACACATTCCTTGCCTATAAAGTAGCATACTTCAATAAGATCTATGATTTCTGTCAAGCTGTCGGCATGGACTATGATGTAGTATGTGAAGGAGTAACTGCTGATAGTCGCATCGGTAAATCACATACTAAAGTTCCGGGTATAGATAATGATAGAGGATTTGGTGGCACTTGTTTTCCAAAAGATTTGAACTCATTGATTGTTCAAATGGAGAATCTTGATGTCAATGCTGATATGCTCAAAGAAGTGTGGAAGTATAATCAACAGATTCGTAAAGTTATTGATTGGCCAGTGACATGAAAGTATTAGTAACAGGACATCGTGGATTTATTGGTAGATATGTCTTTGCGGATTGGAGACGAGAACTTGGATATGAAGTGCATGGAATTGATAGTCCAGATGATGTTGGTAATTTCAAGGGTGGTGATTATGGATTAGTTATTCATCTTGCAGCATGGGCAGATATTCGTGAGAGTCTTGAAAAACCAGAGGCATACTATATCAATAATGTAGTCAAAGCAAAACCTATATTTGATTGGTGTCGAGAAACAAATACAAGATTACTATACGCATCATCAAGTGCAGTAGATGATAACTATTGGGAGAATCCATATGCGATGAGTAAGTGGATCAATGAACAGATGGCACCACCAAACTCCGTCGGAATGCGCTTCACAACGGTCTACGGCCCCGATGTAAGAGCAAATATGATGTATGGGTTACTTCGTGATAAAAAAGCAACCTATGTCACAAATCATAAGAGAGACTGGATTCATGTTCATGATGTTTGTAAAGCGATTCGTTTTCTTGCACCAAGTTCAATCACAGGCCCTGTACCAATAGGATATGGAGAGTCAGTTCCAGTTAGAAAACTTGCAGAAAAATTTGGTCAGGGTGATTTGCCTGTAAAAGATTACACTCCCGGTGAGGCAGAAGATAACGTTGCAGATATATCGATTATGGCAAGTATAGGGTGGATGCCCACAATAAGTGTATTGGATTCAGTTTAATTATGCTCCGACTTCTTGACCAATTAAATTATACTCCACCCAATTTAAAATTATACAAAAAAGATTCCTGTGAAGTAACCTTTGATGATTACAACCAAATGTATAGGTTGTTTATTGGTGGTGAAGATTATATGTCTTATAGAATAAAGGATCATGATGAAGCGTATGAGTTATATTCTCATTATGATTTGGCAAAGGGTCATTGTATTTGCACTGGATTAGGTTTTGGTGTTAGAGAAAATTGGTTGTTGACTAAGAAAGAAGTTAGTAAAGTTACTGTTTTAGAAAAGAATAAAGAAGTCATTGATTATCATAAGTACATCAATCCTAAACTCTTTGATGATGTGGAAGTTATTCATATAAGTGCTTATGATTACAAAGGTAAATGTGATACTCTTTTAATGGATCATTATGAAGATGAGGCTGGTAACGCTAAATTAGAGATCGCTCCGAAAAAAATTGTTAATGACATGTTTGTATTACAGGCTGCTTCAGAGATATCGGATAATATTAAGTGTGATAGAATGTGGATGTGGACTCTTGAACTTATAGTTGCTGAAAGGTCTTGGCAAAGAAGTTGTGAAGTAGGATCTTACGTTTCAAAAACATCAGTATACAATGAAATAAAAACTGAATTTAATTTAAACGAACTACCAGATCTTACTGAAGAGGAGTTGAATTTGTATTACTTCATGTATAACTCATGGTCATCGTTTTCTTCTCGATACTTTAAATAATGTTTGAATTAAATCCAAACTTAGAGATAAAAGAAGAAATTTTGTTGGGATCAAAAATTTTTATTATAGATAATTTTTATAAAAATCCTGATGAAGTTTATGATTATCTTTTTAACAGAGAAGTTCCTTTATGGAAAATAGAACAAAAACCATCATTTAACACAATTCATTTTATTGATAAAAGACTTGTTGAATATGATGAAAGACTTGTCCCCGTGATTGGTTTTTTAAGTTACTTATGTAATCAAGATGCAGATTCACATGAAATCATAACTAACATGCAGAGATTCTTTAAGCATGATTTCAATGATAATAAAAATTGTTATTGGTGGCACATAAAGATAGTGGGTATAATGGAATAGTTTATTTCAATAAAGATGATATACATCTGGGACTAACTTATACTCTGTC